ATTATGAAGCCTTAATCAGATCGCTTACGCATGAGGAAACCTCAGACTCAACCCCCCATCGTTCAGATGAATGAACAAGAATAGTTCCGTCAACAATTCGGCCTTTCAGCGATCCGATTTCTATCCAGCGCCGGACGGTTCTGTTATCGGGTATTGATCTTGTCTCAAATTCTCTTTTTGCCCATGCGCTGGCTTTCATAAGTTTTCCGATAGCCATAGTCTTCTCTCCACACATCGCCGTATACGATTAGAGGTTTTTAAATAAATGCTGGTGGATTGCGACCACGTAATTCACCTGGTGCAATGCATCATCCAGTGCATTGTGTGCTTCACCAACAAACGGGAAATCTTTTTTCGGGTCGATGCCGGCATTGCGGCCAAGCTCGACAATGGTGCGCACATCCCGGTCATTCCAGTACTTCCAGAACGGAGTTATCCCGCAGTTTTCATAAGCTGATCGCAGAATAACGTTATCGAAACTACTTCCGTTACCCCACACCTGAACCTGTTCTCCACAGAACTCAGAGGCAAACGAATGAAGTCGGCCCAGGGCAACAGGCAGATTAATCATTATTGTGCTGTTAGTAATTTCACCCCTGGCATTCTCACTCTGACCCAGCCACCACAGCACGGCATCAGCGTCGATACTTCCGCCCAATCCGGCACTGCTACGCAGATCGACCACCTCATAAAAAAGCGCATCATCGGTTACACCGGAAACCATATCGAACGGTACAGCCGCAATAGCTGCTATAGCGCCATCCGGCTTTTTAGCCATAACTTCAAGGTCAATCATCAGATGTTTGAATTTATCCATTTTCTTCCCCTTTGTAGAATACCATCCAGTGTGTTTTATCGTTCTTCCCGACACGCTGCACAATGGTAGGTTTATATTCGGTCAGCTCAAGAATATGGCTTGCCCATATCTGCGTTTCATTCCACTTAAAAATTAAACTGCCGTGTGGCCGCAACACCCTGAATGCTTCTCTGAAACCGGCAGCAAGATCAGAACGCCATGAGTGCTTATCCAGTGAGCCGTATTTTTTAAACATCCAACTATTTTTACCAACCCGAGTGAGGTGGGGCGGATCAAACAGTACCTGGTAAAATGTTTCATCCGGGAACGGCAGGTTTTTAAAGTCAGCAATGATATCCGGTGTAATTTCCAACAGACGGCCATCACACAGGGTATGTTCTTCATTTCTGATATCACTGAACAACACACGCGGATCTTGCTTATCGTGCATAAACATCCGGCTGCCGCAGCACATATCGAGGATGGGTTTCATGCGGACACCTGCTTAAATAAAATCAGTTTATCGACCGCAGCCTCAGCCAGTTCTTTATTCGCAATACGCTGACAGGCATATTGAATTGCTTCACACGCCCATGCGTAGTGATGTGTCGGTTTGAAATGTGGACTTAAATTTTCCCAATCCCACGGTGACGAGTGACCAGGCCATGAGTCGTCTTCCATGTCTGCCTCTGCTACAGCGCGGTAAAAAACATACTCTGATATTCTTCCACTTGAATAATCAGATATAAGTGACTTTAACCGGCCGATACGTTCCGCAAATTCTCTGTATGATCTTTTAATTGCACTTAATGTATCTTTGTCGTCCTCACCTTCAATGGTATCTGCGAGCCACTCTTCTAATGACCGGCGATAAAATTCAAGAGTTGAAGATAAATCGACCTCTTTGTATGCCGCTGAAACCTCACTACGTCCTGAACCCATCTGTAATTTTTCAGCCCAGTACCCATAATCAATACTGTCGTGATTAAAGAACTGGATCATGTCGCGTATACGGCTAAAGGCCCACGTCCCCATATCACCGGTCATGAATAAATAACCAGGCACTGTCACAATATCGAACCAGTAGCACGAATTACGCGGATTGGAAAAATGATAATGCCGGTGCAGGCCATCTGATTTTATGCATGTCATTTCATGCAATTTTGTGTCGTTTTGAAAGCTCATAATCGTCGCCTTACTCAGCTGTCAGCATTTCAAACCGCGCCATAAACTGGTGATATGCCTGCGGTGGTGTCAGTGGCTGGATGATGATGTCATCATGTGGCGGAGCTGAATCCAGCATCGGCCAGTGGCCGCCGGGGTCTATTTCAAAGTCCCGCTTTTCGGTCGCCAACATGACCAGATCGGCATAGTGAACATCAACGGTCATTATCGGCGGCAGGCCGAACTTCTCACGGATAACCGCTTCAATGCGTTTTTCCACGGCCTTGTAGTCCGGCAGCATGGCTTTCAGCGGTGAGGGGATATCTTTGATATACGCCTCGGCGGCATCGTGCAGCAGGGCTTCCAGAGCGTATTCCGGCGGCACAATCTGGCTGACATATACAGAGTGCTGAGCCACGGAATAGAAACTTTCCAGTTGCCCGGCAAACCGGCATTCATTCGACAGACCACGCGCGATATCTTCGATACAAATCTGAGCCGGAGTGATATTGGTGAAATCAATATGTTTTCCGGTACTGGTTGCTATATATGACATTTATCTCTCCACACAATTTAGGTAATAAAAAGCCGTTACTTTTTATAAGTAATTAATTCCCCAGTGTTGGAATATAAAAATGCCGCCGGTTAAAGCGGCATAAAATAATTATGCTTTGAATTTACCGATATACGCCTGGATTTCAGTTTCTTCGAATTTATCAGCCAGCAGATCACGGAATTCCTGTGCGATTTGCTCTTCCAGTTTTTCCAGCTGAACAATACGCAGTACCAGCACAGGTACATCACCACCGGTCAGAACGCTGTAACGCAGTTTGATAGCACGTTCAGACAGTTCATCGTATGGTGTGCAAGTAAACTGGAATACTGCAGGCATGACGTCACGGCTTTTCGCTTCCACACTTTCCATCACAGAGCGCTTAGCGCCGAAATCACTGTCTTCATGATCTGCGGAGCGGCTTGCTTCGATGGTGATTTTGCGGACGGCATTGATTGCCTGCTTAATATCAATGGCATTACCTTCTGCATCAAATGCCATCAGGTTATCGCGCCAGTCTTCCAGCCATTCTGCCAGCGCTTTCTGACTCAGACGATCACCATTAATATTCAGCAGTGATGCAAAAGGTGATGTCTTTTTCAGTGACACCACGGCTGTATTATCAGCGTGTCCCGGTTCACCGATGGTGCCGATATTGAAGATGGTTTTTGCACTCATCACATCGGCATCAATAAAGCAGCTGACACCTCCCTCAACACCGTGTTGCAGGGAATACTTCACAAAATCAGTGATACTGGTTGTATCCATTGCACCACGGAAGCGGTAGCGGCCTTCCTGTAAGTGCTCCAGGCTTTTAACATTAAAATCACCCGGTAAAACCACAGCAGGGCAGAGAGATTTTTCTACAGTACCCAGACTTAATGCAGCGACAACCATATTCTTAATCTGAGAAATAGCGGCTCCGTCTAAATTAGACATACAAAGGCTCCTGTTTAATTAAAAACATAAAAAGTAAATGGAATGATTTATTTAAAAAATGGAAATTAATTAATGGCTTTTAATTTCCCGTCGATACTGCCGTCAATACCAAATAACTGCCCTTGGTCTTCTGGCAGAATAGTGAGTTTCCCGCCTTTACCGACCCACATCGGTGTTTCGGTTGTATCCTCTTCCGATTTTTTACCGCGCTTGGTCGGGGTAACCATTTTCAGTTTGTGAGATATTTTCACACGGTCTTCATCTGACTGAGTGAATTTAAAAATAACATGTACTTCACCGGTACCGCCGTTCTTATTGGTACCAAAAGCGACTTCATTCAGTGCAGCAGAAAGTTTGTTTTCAAACACACCGGCATCTAACTCGGAAAAAAAGTCCGGTATACTGGTCATGCGGTTATTCTCGCTCATTGCGTTTTTCCTTTCGTTGTCTCTTCACACAAAGATAAGTCCACCAGCAGTCAGGCAAGGTATCTATCCGGCAGGACGATTTACGCCGGTGGACTTATGTTTGTAAAAAAATGGCGGCCGGCTGGTGGACTGCACCGTGTTATGCACGGCCGCTAATGGTATTGCATGGTTATTGTTGTGGGGTCGTTTACTCTTCACACAGTTATTCAGATACGCAGCCGTTACTGCGGTTGTACTGTTAAAGTACAGCGGTCTTCCCATTTGGCAATGTCTTCGTCAAAGCGGTCCAGAGCACGTTAGTGATCGCGGATTGCTCTTTCGCGTTCTGTACGGAGTGATTGCAGTTTGTGAAAGGCCTTGGCTTTTTCGGTGATCCACATGGCAACGTCGTCTACTGACATGTTGTTAGTGGTGATGATTGGTTCTGTTTGCATTAGATTCTCTCCTAATCTTCGTTAGGATTAAATCTAATTCAACTTAGATTTTCAGTCAACACAAAATCTAAATTAATTTTGATTTTGTGTGTGGGCGGGATTAAAGCTCGTATTGAACACCCTTCACAACACCAACAATTTCGCAGTTTCCGTTGATGGGGATATTGTCGTATCGTGGGTTGAGTGGTGATAGGTATTTATTGGGGCCATCAAAAACAAGTTTTTTTACTGTTACTTCACTGGTTCCGTCTAGGCGGGCGACAACAATCTTTCCATGCACTGGCTCTTCACTGGGGTCAACTATAACTTTAACTCCTTCTGGTATGGATGGCATTCCTGCTGGGTTTGTCATGGAATCCCCTCTAACAATTAACGCAAAGCTTCCAGGGGATACCTTCATTGACGTTTCGATATAGTCAATAGCTTCATCATATATTTCTGCAGGGATGCTTTCAGTGAATTTCCCTGCTTGTACGTATGACAAAATAGGTAGTCTTTTCATTGTGGTAACAACTGCATTAGCCTGCTTCGATGGAATACCATAGAGGATATAAGCTTCGGTAGTGTTGAAATACTTTGCCAATCTTATTAAGGCATCTCCATTTGGTAAATTAAGGTCCTTTTCCCAGTAACCTACTGCAACACCGGACACACCGCAGTACTTCCCAAGATCATTTTGAGTTGTCTTGGTTGTTTTCCTGAGCCTTTTTATTCTGCTACCAACAGTATCCATGTTCATCCCAATGTTAGTTTTTAACTAAGTTAGCTTATATTTTGTTGATAAAAATTAAATTGTATTTTAATATCTAAATTAACTTATAAATGGAGGTGGGTATGACCGCAAACGATGTCGAAATTTACTTCGGAAGCGCCAACAAAGTAGCTGATTTTTTTGGGATAACCCGAGAAGCATTTTACCAATGGAAAAAACGTCCGGGAGGGCTAATCCCTAAAAGCAGGGCATTAGAAGCAGCCTGTCGTACTGGCGGAAAACTGAAATTCGACCCCTCTTTTTACAAACAGGGTACCAAAGCTATCTAACCCAGTTAACTACAACCCAATCCAAAAGCGAGTAGGCAATGAAGAATGAATCACTGAAAGAAGTCGTAAAAAAGATGTGCTGCGCCATGCCGGGTGGGCGGGAAGCACTGGCCGGAGCGCTGGGGATGTCACTGACGACATTCAACAACAAACTGTATGAGAAGAACGGCTGCCGGTTTTTCGACAATGACGAACTGGAAGCGATGGAAGATCTGACCAAAACCCGTCACCTGGTCGAATACCACATGGACCGCCACGGCATGACACCAATGCCAGATGTGTCACCAGAAGATATCGACAAAGTTGAATTATTTGATATCCGGATGACCCTTTCAGCCTTACGGGCAGATCTGGAATTACATATCGATAAAAGTCTGAAGGACGGAAAGTTAACCCGGGAGGAAGTCAGGGGTATGTATAAAAAATCAGGAAAGGTATTTGCTTACTTTTTGGGGTTTGTCGGGAGTCTTGACGCTGTATTCGGGGTTCCGGATGAAAAGTGAGACCACCGGTATACGGCCGGTGGCCTCGGTTGCGCTATATCAATTTGTGTGAAGAGATAAACGCATGAGCAGATTAACTCATTTGGCAGGCTTTGCGCAACTCCGTGTTGCTCCTGTAAAGGGTGGTAAAGACCCTGCCGCATTTGTTTATACGGTAAGAGTACCGGAAGGTTTCTCAGAAACAAACTACCAGTTTGTGAAGTGGGCGGTAGGTGATTTTAAC